GTCCAAAAATTAGCACCAGGCATTGGTTATGAAAAAATGCAAGTTGATAATATGGTAAGTCGAATCAACGCTATGTTTCCAATGTCAAATAGTAGAGCTTTACAATTGTTTGTATCTGGTCAAGACATGGGAGTTGATATAAATAGTTCAATTAAGGTGCCTGGTTCACCCAAAGCAGATTTAGCTCTTGGTCAAGGAAGCAAAGCTAATTTTTGGATTTCTTACAAACATGGAGATTATATTGATAGAGCAGGAAAACCACTTCCAGCATCGTTTCAACAATATGGTTCATTGAAAACTTTTTTTACTAAAGAATTTACAAATAAAGCACGAAATGCTGGTATAGAAAAGCTCATCAATGACTTCTTAAATAAATGTAAAACTAAAGCAACCTATGTCGTAAGAAACGTTACGGGTATTAAGGAAGAAAATAAAAAAATATTATTACAAACTAATGGTAGGACTTGGAAAGAATCACCGAGTCAAAACCCAAAAATTTGGGGTAGAAACAAAAAGTGGTTGGAAAATTCATTAAAACGAGTCAAAAAAACTAACCTACATATAGTCGATAAATCAGGGTTTTCATTTAGAAGGTCATTATTGAATCAAGGAGATGCTGGTAAACTGATAACCATGATGTCGATATTCGGAGAAGATTATCCTACTGGTGTGGCTGGTAAAAATAATGTAAATGTATTGTTACAAGATTCTAAAGCAATGGATGTAGCAATGATGATGGATGGTGACATTGCAAGAGGTGTAAACATTGAGCCTGGTTCTACTGGTCATTATATGATGAATCCAAAAATACACGGTGGTGGTGATACCCTACCTAAATTCACTAAAAATTATGAGCCTTATCTTGTGATACGATTTACTGGTGAAATGAATATAGGTTGGAATGGTGGTGCGGATATGTTTGTAGGAGCTAGATTTTTAATTAATCCTGCTAGTCAATCTAAAGATGGTACAGATATATAATGAAAACACAACTACTCTGTACATTCACTAAAAGAAATAAATTCTACGAAACAATAGACATTATTACAACATGCAATGATATTGTGTTTGATAAAATATATGTGTTCCAAAATGAAAACGACCATCATCAATTAATCTGTACTTATAATGTAGAATATGATGAGGATTTTATGCAAGGTATACCAGATACTATTTCACTTCATAGAAAGAAACACACCAATACACTTTATACAATCAACGCATTGAATGATTTAATTCGTGAGTTGAATGGTGGTAAGTTAGACAAGACATTTCCAATAGAATGGGAAAATTATAAAAACTCTTTATTACTTACAAATGAAGAAGGCCTCAATAAAATACCAACAAGAATTTACACAATTGTAAATGTAAATACATGGGAAAAAGATAAAAAATAATTTGTATTTTGAAATATTTCATTATACTTATATAGGTATCAAGGTTACACTTGATTAAAAAATAACAAATAACTAATTAATTAATGGAGAATAAAAATGGATTTAAATGCAATCAAAAGTCGTCTTAGTCAACTTCAGACTTCAAACAACAGAACATCAAATTTATGGAAACCTCAACCAGGCAATCAAATCGTTAGAATAGTACCTTATAAATTCAATAAGGACAATCCTTTTATCGAGTTGTATTTTCATTATGACTTGGGTGGTAAAAATTATCTTTCACCAATTTCATTTGGTAGACCAGACCCAATTGAAGAGTTTGCTCAAAAACTAAAATCAACTGGTTCAAAAGATGATTATCGTTTGGGTAAAAAGGTAGAGGCAAAAATGAGAACATATGCTCCTGTTGTTGTTCGTGGTGAAGAAAATCAAGGCGTCAAGTTTTGGGGATTTGGAAAGACAGTTTATCAAGAACTACTTTCCATAATCGCAGATCCAGATTATGGTGACATTACAGACCCAGTAAATGGTCGTGACGTTGCTGTAGTATTCAAAACCGCTGAAGAAACAGGCAAGTCCTTTCCTTCAACATCAATAAGGGTAAAACCAAATCAAACTCCTATCACAGAGGATGCATCATTACTCGAAACACTAACTGAATCTCAAAAGAACATTACTGAGATTTATCAAGAACAATCTTATGAGGACTTAACACAAGCACTCAATGATTATTTAAATGGTGGTTCAAGTTCTGAAGAAACTAAAGAAGAAGAGAAACCAGCAGTAGCTGAAGCTTCTACTTATGATTCACAAAAAACTTCAGATGCATTTGATGATTTGTTTAATAACTAAATAAAAAATATAGTGGGTGTTTTTAATTAGACACCCACTTTTTCATAGGAGAATTATATGTCAACTAGAGATGAATTGGCAGGTGTCTTAGCAGACACTATTAATAAAAACTTCAAGGATATGAAAGTAGCTTATTTCCTTGATGGTTCAGACACAACACCGACAGACATAAAAGAATTTATTTCAACAGGCTCCACTATGTTGGACTTAGCAATATCAAATCGAGCAGATGGTGGTATTGCAGTTGGTAGAATCACAGAGTTGAATGGTTTAGAGAGTAGTGGTAAATCACTTATCGGTGCTCATATACTAGCAGAGACTCAAAAGAAAGGTGGTGTTGCTGTTTACATAGATACAGAGACTGCTGTTAGTACAGAGTTTTTGGAGGCTATTGGATTAGATGTTGAAAGTATGTTGTATCTACACTTGGAAACAGTAGAGGATATATTTTCTGCTATTGAAGAAATAGTAGCAAAGGTTCGAGAATCAGACAAAGATAGATTAGTAACTATATTGGTGGATTCACTAGCCGCTGCTACTACTAAAGTAGAATTGGAAGCGGAGTTCGACAAAGACGGTTGGGCAACTTCCAAAGCTATCATTCTTTCGAAAGCAATGAGAAAGATTACTCAAATGATTGGTAGACAAAAGATTGCTCTAGTGTTTACAAATCAATTAAGACAAAAACTCGGTGTAATGTTTGGAGACCCGTGGACAACAAGTGGTGGAAAAGCATTACCATTTCATGCTTCAACTCGTATCAGACTGAAGAATGTCGGTCAGATAAAAGACAAGAAGAACAACACCATTGGTATGAAAATGAGAGCACAAGTCATTAAGAATAGATTAGGCCCTCCTATGAGACATGCTGATTTTGAACTTTATTTCGAAACAGGCATTGATAATGAGGGTAGTTGGTTACAAATGATGAAGGCTCACAAATTAGTAAAACAAGGTGGTGCTTGGTATACCATGAATGACCACAACGGTAAAGAGATAAAGTTTCAATCTAAGGATTGGGCTGAACATCTACAAGATGAAGAATTTAAGGAATACTGTTATAACATGATATGTGATAAAGTAATTCTTAAATACGAAAAGAATTTTGGAATTGATGACGTAGTGGTGGAAGAGGAAATAAGTGAGTAATGGAAAATATTTATCTATACTTGATGAGATAAAGAAGAAAGGTGGCTCACTAGACGGTGGTGAACCAAATGATAAAGTACTAATAATAGATGGCCTAAATACTTTCATAAGAGTGTTTAGTGTTATACCAACTACCAATGATGATGGAATTCACGTTGGTGGAATAGTTGGTTTTCTAAGAAGTATCGGTTACACTATAAATATGATTAGACCCACTCGTACTATTGTTGTATTCGATGGTAAGGGTGGTTCTAATCGCCGTCGCAAGATATATCCTGAGTACAAACAAAATCGTAAAACGAAATACAGAGTAAATCGTTCATATGACTTTGCCTCACAAGAGGATGAAAGACACAATATGATGATGCAACTCTCAAGGTGTGTTGAGTATTTAGATACATTACCCGTAACCGTTATGTCTTATGACAATATCGAAGCTGACGATACGATAGGTTATTTATGTAGACAAGTTCTTACTGATTCAAAAATCACTATAATGTCAACTGATAAAGATTTTCTTCAACTTGCAAACGGTAGGATTAAAATATGGAGTCCAACAAAGAAGAAAATGTATGATGACCAAATGGTGATGAATGAGTATGGTATAAACTCACACAATTATATTTGGTATAGAGTTTTGGATGGAGACAAGTCAGATAATATTTCTGGTGTTAGAGGATTGGGATTGAAAACTATTAGAAAAAAATTGCCGTTTTTGAAAGAAAACCGTATAGTTAATATAGATGAAGTTATTGATGTATTACCAGATTCCAAAGATACGATTGAATTAAATTATAAATTAATGCAATTGTCCAACGTGGATATTTCTGGTTCTACTAAAACCAAGATAATAGATAAAGTGAATGAACCAATTAATCGATTGGTGAAGTTTAAATTCGAAAAGATGTTTTTAGAAGATAAGTTATTTACAGCACTTCCTAATGTAACAAGTTGGTTGACAACGAATTTTAATCAATTAAATCGTTATGCAGAGAAAACACATGAGTGATACCCTAACACAATTTGGAACATCGTTCCAAGCAAAAATCATAGCGTCATTAATAAGTGACATTAAGTTTTTACAAACCATAAGTGATATACTAGAACCATCAATGTTTGATTCTGATTCTAACAAGTGGTTAGTGAAATCAATCAGAGATTATTATTACGAGTATAAGAAACAACCAACACTAGAAGTTATCAAATATAAAGTTGACGAAATAGATAATGATGTATTGAAAACTGGTGTGGTTGATAAATTAAGAGAGGTATGGAAAAACATTGAGGCAACTGACTTAGAGTTTGTACAATCAGAGACACTAGACTTCTGTAAAAATCAAACTCTCAAAAATGCAATACTTGAATCAGTAGATATGTTAGAGAATAAAAATTACGATGGTATAAAAAATATAATAGATGATGCAATGAAGGCTGGTACTACTAGAGATTTAGGTCATGACTATGTACCATCGTTGGAAGATAGACTTGAAGAATCATCAAGAGTAACAGTAAAAACACCGTGGGATGTAATAAATGATATCACAGACGGTGGTCTTGGTGCGGGTGAACTTGGAGTCATAGTTGCACCAGCAGGTATTGGTAAATCTTGGACACTACAAGCTTTGGGTGCAAGTGTGTTACGTGAGAAAAAAACCGTGGTACATTACACTTTGGAATTGAATGAAACTTATGTTGGGTTGAGATATGATTCTATATTTAGTGGTATAACAACCTCTAATATAAAATACTACAAAGAGGAAGTTAGTAAAAAATTGTTCGAACTCAAAGGTAAATTATTGATAAAATACTTTCCAACGAAAGCTGCTTCAGTTCAAACACTCGGTGCTCACTTGAAACAAATTGAATTGAGTGGAGACAAACCCGATATGGTAATTGTTGATTACGCTGACATATTGATGCCGACTGGTAATTTTAGAGAGAAGAGACATGCAATTGGAAACATATATGAAGATTTAAGAGGACTAGCTGGTGAATTGGAACTTCCGATTTGGACTGCATCACAGGCAAATCGTTCAGCTTTAGAAGAGGATGTGATTGGTGCAGATAAGGTTGCAGAAGATTATAGTAAAGTCATGACTGCAGATTTTGTGATGAGTATGAGTAGGAAAGTAGAAGATAAAATAGCAAACACGGGTAGATTTCATGTGATTAAAAATAGGTTTGGTATAGATGGGGTTACTTATCCATCAACCATAAATACCAACATCGGTGTAGTTAAGATACATGAAGGTAGTAGTCAGTTTGGAAAAGAAGCACAGAATAAAATGGACAATAGTCAAGAGTTTTTGAGAAAAGAATTACAGAACAAATATAATGATATGGAAAAAAAAGTTCATGGATTTGAGTAAATCACAATTTAGATTCAATATATATTATATTTATTAGTGTTACTGGAAATAGATTACAAAGGATATTAATGGAAAAATTTACGTTATCAGAAAAGTTTATAAACAAATATAAAAGAAAAAAACCACCGTTTGGTTTCAATGGGTTAGGTGAATTAGTTTACATGCGAACCTATTCAAGAATCAAAGACGATGGGAAAAATGAAAGATGGTGGGAGACCGTACAACGAGTTGTAGAGGGAACTTATTCAATGCAAAAAAGATGGATTGACTCACACCAATTAGGGTGGAATCCGTGGCAAGCTCAAAAATCTGCACAAGATATGTATGAGAGAATCTTCACAATGAAGTTTTTGCCACCCGGCCGAGGTCTTTGGGCAATGGGAACTCCCATTACTGAAGAAAAAGGTTTGTACGCCGCCCTAAACAATTGTGCATTTGTATCTACATCGACACTAAAAGAAGATTATGCAAAACCATTTTGTTTTTTAATGGATGCAAGTATGTTGGGTGTTGGTGTTGGTTTTGATACTAAAGGTGCTGGAGAGATAGTGGTTAAGGGTGTAGATACAAGTAGAGATGAACAAATCTATGAAATACCAGATACTCGTGAGGGTTGGGTAGAATCTTTGAGATTATTGTTGGAGAGTTATTTTCACGGACAAGCACCAATGGAATTTGATTACTCAAAAGTGAGACCAGCTGGAGAACCGATAAAAGGTTTTGGTGGAGTATCAAGTGGACATGAACCACTATTAGAAGTTCATGAAGATATCAGAAAGGTATTGGAAAAGAATAGTGGTGAACCAATCACGGTCACAACAATCGTAGACATTATGAATCTGATTGGTAAGTGTGTTGTGGCTGGTAATGTTAGAAGAACTGCTGAGATTGTATTCGGAGACCCACACTCAGAAGAATATTTAGATTTAAAAAATTATAAAGTTAACCCACACAGAGAACAATATGGATGGACAAGTAATAAT